AACCATATTCTTAGTAATTCCATCCCACGCTCTAAATTTAATTGGTCTCATTATGCAACCACCACAACATGACCGGATTTAATTTCATTGCTGAACTCATTCTCAAGGTATTCTTTGATTAAATTCATGGCATCAATTTTCCATGCACCACCATCTGCACCAAAAATTGCACCTTGCATACCTTTTCTCATTCTGAATATAAATTTACTAGATGGTTGCTCAATCTCTAAAAATGTTCTATATGGAGATAATTCAACTGGATTAGGTACTTTTACTTCAGATACATTGGCAACGCCAGACTGTACGGTTACTGATTGACTTACACCATCATCACTCGCCTTTCTGACATTCTCTTCTTTAAGATTACCAATCACTTTCAAGATAATATCTCTATCTTCAGACTGAACAAATTGCGATTGAAGCATAATATTTAATTTTTCAGCATCTATAAAATATGAGAATTGAATATTGGGAGTAGTAGCATTTGACTCTGCTAGCCATTCTCTTCGACCATAGGAATCCAATGCAGTAAATACATTAACTGTCGTGGGGCTCTCAACTCTGACGAATAATTTTTGATCATCACGTTCCTTCATATTTTTTACCAGGTCAACCAGTCCCGTTAGTGTAGATAAGCTAATCGCTTTATTGGCCAAATTTTCGGGTTTCATTAGACATAAGTCTCCCACACTATCAATATAATAATTTTGTCCATCAACGATTTGAATTTTTTCTCCTGCAGCTTGTAAAGATAATTCTTGAATTTTTTCAATTGTTTCAGTCGTCATATCCATTTGTATTCACCTATGCCTTATTTTTTTGTAAATCAATAATGTTCTTCTTATCTTCAGAGTTCTTTTTTGTTTCCTTCTTAGATTCAACCTCATCGACTGGTTCACCAATATCCGTCTTAGGTTTGCCATCTTCGACGTCAATATACGTTTGACCTGGTACATTCGATTTCAATTCATTTGCATTAATGAATCCTGTATTCATATCTCGACCAAGTAACATCGTTGTTGATGTTCCAACTTGTGGTGCCAAAGTTGACTTAGCTTCAACTAAAACATCGACAGAATTTCTTTGATCATTGGGTATGTACGTTAACGTTAGTGTGATTTTTCTTTTTTTACCTGCATCAGTATTCAAATCCAAAATATTCTCACATACTCTTTTTACTTCTTTAGCAAATTTGGCTTGAACTGCACCTTCTGCAATTTCTGACAAATTAAAATTAATTAGTTGTTTATCACTCATAGAGCATCCCTCCAATTAAAATGGCAAATCATCATCGCTAATCTCTATACCACCATTATTATTTTGAAATGGATCATTAGACTTCTGATTTGAACTCCCATATTGACTATTTCCAAATTGATTTTGATTCTTTGTATTGTTTTGATTATTAAAATTATTAGCATTCTGATTGTAGTTAGATTGTGGATTTTGATTACTAAAGTTATTTGAACCAGTTTTTCCATTCTGATTTTTAGGTTCCAACAAGGAGAAATTCTCCAAAATAACATCAGTTCTAAAGATTCTTTGTCCCTGCTGATTATCATACGAACTAGTTTGTATACGACCATCTACGCCCACTAGCGAACCTTTATGTGTAAAATTGGCAAAGTTCTCTGCACCTTTACGCCATATTACACAACTAATAAAATCGGCTTCACGTTCACCCTGAGAATTAGTGAATGACCTATTAACGGCTAAATTGAAACTGACAACTGCTACACCATTAGTCGTATATCGCAATTCCGGGTCTTTAGTCAGTCGCCCTATTAGCACAACACGATTAATCATTCACGTCACCATCCTCTAAAATTCCAAGTGCTCTCTTATCATCAGACAAAAAATCATGAGCATCACTACTAGCCAAATTAATAATTGCTAGTGATTCTAAAACATCTTTATTACCTCGATATGCTTCGTTATATTCTTTAATTTGAAGCATTAAATTGTAGGCTTTCCCAGATTCTCGATGAATATGATCAATTAGATTACTAACAGTAACCACATCACGTCTAGCCATATCAAAACCATCTGATTCAAATCCAAATTCTTCCTTACTGATTGGAATTATTTCATCTATTTTTTTCATACATTCCTCATATCCTTACTGTCGAATCGAATTGCATTGTTTGCTTTTTTAGCAATCAAACGACTGTATATTTTTGAATTGTAAATTGACTGCAGCTCTTTACTAGAATTGTTTGTTGTAACAATATTGACCTTACTTTTTCTATAATCGGCAATTCTGAAAAGTAACGATTGAGTATAATCACTAGCTTCTCTAGTATCTGATTTCATAGCTGTTTCTGAACCTAAATCATCCAATACCAGGACATCACAATTCTTAATGCAGCTTTCCGCTCTCAATGCATCACGCCTTTGCCCTGGATCATGAATACCATTTATATTTTCATTAACCAACATCGAAAAACTCGCAAAGTAACAAGATTTAGCATCATTATTTTGATTAATGTAATTCAAGATACTAATTGCCAACATAGTCTTTCCAGAACCAGCATTACCGGCAAAGGTATAATTGCCTATTTCGCCATTCAAAATTCTCTCGGCAATATTTTTTGCTTTATCAAACTCTGATTTTTGTTTTGCATCAGTTATCCTAAAATCATCAAATGTTTGACTAAGGTCTTCAAAATCACTGATCAAAGAGCTGTTATATAAACGTTTCTTTTTAATTTGATTATTAATTTGAGTGAATCTAATTGCTTCTTGTTCCTCACGTGCATCCCTGGCATCAATAATCTTTTGAATATCTAATTTTGATAAATCAATTCCATGTTTTTTGGCAATTCTTCGCATTGGACCATCTAAATTTAAGGGTTCCATAGTACCTCCTAAAATAAATCAGGATAGATTGGAGCAGATGCAAGTTTATTCTTTTGATTCAAGTAACCTTCAAACTTAGTTCCAAATAAGGTTTGTGGTCGGATATACTTTTCCATCGTCGTACCCTTCCAATCATTAACTTTGTTATCAATCACACATTTAAAGTCATTGAACTTGAATCCATCATGAAATCTTCCATTGATCAATCTTTTTGTTGCTGCAGAACTAGCACGATAACTAGTACCTGCTTTCTGATTAAGGTAATCGATTATTTTTTTATAAGGGATATTGTCGTGAGAATCACTATTAAGGGTTTTATCAGTACTTAGTTCATTAGTACTTAGTGGGTTAGTATTTAGTAGTGTTGGATTATCCGCTGTTGGATTTCCCGATATCTGGTTTACCGATGTCGGATTTTCAGTCAACGGTTCATCCCATACTTTCCACTCTTTTTGACCAAACTTACCACTGTCTTCTCTTTTTTGATGTCTGACTAAATACCCAGCACCTTCAAGTTCCTTTAAAGCTGACCTAATTGCATCACGACCGTCTTTGCTATGTTCCATTAATTCAGTTTCATAAAAAGTCCAATCATCAGGTAGGCTCAACATATAAGCCAAAAGGCCTTTAGCTTTTAATGTTAGCCGTTTGTCCTTTAATCCAGTATTACCAATAATGGTGAAATTAGTTTTTCTTTTTGCACGTACAATTGCCATGATTAACCTCCAATCCTCAATTTCTTACGATCTTCATCATCTAATTTGATAGGTTTAATATGATATTTTTGAAGAAATGACATGATACCAATTTTGTGTTGTTCAATATGGTGTATCCGACATAAAGCCATAAAATAATACTTACTATGATTGATGTGTTTTCTATTTCGACCCATTCCAACGGTTTCAACATGAGCTACATCGGCATGCTTACCACAGATACAGCATTTTCTATGCTCTAAACATCTAAGTTGCATAGCGTAGTCGTTTGGCAGCATATCCCAAGTTTTTGTAGTAAAAGGAACATCATTATCAAAACAAAAATCAAGTAACCAACTTAGATACTCATTGGCTTGTGTCATGGTGCAATTTGATAAACTAAATTCACTTCTACCGGTTTCAATTAAATACTTCCACTTCATAACACCTGGGGCTTCTTTATCGACCATGTAACCTGACCAATCACTTATTTCAGAAATCAAAGCGTATATCTTACTACGTTGATCAATTGAAATTTGTCTGTTGTCGGATAACTCAATTTCTACCGAGGGATGTTTACCATTCGATAGCTTCGAAACACGTTGGTAATTAATGTCATCTGCCATTTCTAAAGTGATATCTCTTCCTTGAATATTTTTAATCTTAGCTAGAAATTTCATTCAGGTATCTCAACACCTAATTGTTTCAAGGTCGCTTTAGTTGTATCAATTTGTTTATTCAAGAATGCAATCATATTATCAGCACTAGAATCTGCTAAACGATTGAAGTCAACATTTGGGAAATGAGATTGTAAAGCAGCTAACGATTTGCTAAAGTCCGTTTGATTCAAATCTGACAATCGAGATAATTGCTCATTAATAACCTTTTTCTTAGTTTCATTTGCCAGTTTAGGTTGTGGCTTAGCAAAATTCCCAAAAGCATTGTTAGATTGATTTGAATACTGATTTTGTGGTTGATAACTGTTATATGAATTTTGACTATAATTACTGTATTGAGGTTGTTGATTGTTCCAATTATTATCATTTTCCGGATCATCACCAGTAGACATAAGAAATAATTGCATTAAGAAATTCTTCTGAGCACCTGTTTCTGCTTTATAGATAGCTTTATCACCAGAATCCATTCCAATACCAGGCATACTGCCAACTAATCCTTCAGTTCCATTGGTTAATTTGAACTTGCCCATAACTGATGCATAATTCATCGATTTACCATTGTTAGTTTGGTTAGTCCAAGTATTCAAGATTTCATAGCTGGGAATAATCATGATGCCATGTTCAGCAAGCTTCTTTTGAAGTTTAGCCTTGACTTGAGCTTCACTAACGTATTCAAATCCCTGACGATTGTTCTTGCCATCTTTTTCGATTTTATCTAGTTCCTTTTGAACTTCAGATAACGTCTTTACTAAAGAAATAGTATTTTTGTTTTCTTCGGTCATGACTATCCCTCCCATGCACTTAATGGATTCAAAACTTTACTAGTTACATTAGAAAGTCCATTGATTTTTTGAATAGCTTGAATGATGTCGACTTTACTTCCAATTAGTTGAATTGAAACAGCATATTCAGTAGGAATGTCATCTTGGATAACTTCTCCTGTTTCAGTATCAATTACCGAACCACC